TCATGCCTGGCGGTCGCGGTACCGCTGCGCCGACAGCGGGATCCGCTCGCCGAGCTTCTCTCCGACCTTGGCCCTGGCCACTCCGGCCGCACCTTGCACGGCGGGGTGGTCGGCAACACGGCGGTAGGCGCGCACGAACTGCTCGTAGCGGTCACGCCCTGCCCGGCTGCCGAGCACGTATCCTATGGCCATTCCCAGCAGGAACTTCGTCATGGCATCACGGCTCCTCGTCGTTGACTCGGTGAACACCCATTGTTCACCATCACCGCGAACCGAGGGTGCCCACATGGCCACGTGAGCGATGCGCTAGAGTGTTACGCGGTTGCCGACGAGATCAATCGGCGCGGGACCATTCCCCCGTAGCTCAATGGCAGAGCATTCGGCTGTTAACCGAAGGGTTACTGGTTCGAGTCCAGTCGGGGGAGCTTCCTGCCCAGGTGACAAGCCTGGGCATTCTTACGTTCCGGGGGCAATGAGGCCGGATCGATCGGATACTCGCTACTTTCGTTGAGCCGATCCGGCTCGGCGACGCCGCCCTCCGGTTGTGCGGTGCCGTGTGCGTGGAGCGCCGGCTGTCCGGTATGTGCAGCGACGCCCGACAAGGTGTGCTCAATCGCTCGACGCGGTGTGCTCGAGCACCCGACACAGCGTGCCGAAGGGCCCGACACGGGAAGGTGGCCGGGCGGCGCGCACGATATCTCGGCCCAGCGACCAGGCTTTCGGTCTGACTGCGTAAGGTATGGGACCGTTGGGGCCGGTAGCTCAGTCGGTCAGAGCAGTGGACTCATAATCCATTGGTCGCGGGTTCAAGTCCCGCCCGGCCCACTTTGTGACCAGCATCGGACGAGGAGAGTGGATTAACGGCCCCTCCGTATGGGGGCAAAATGGGGGCAACTACGCTTCGTGGTAATCCGATTACAGGGATCCTGGGGGCGGTTGCCGACCCTGGTGGACGACGGAGATCATAGGGCTCAGCCGGGGAAGGAGTCTCATGTCTGACGACACCGACAGCGAGCGTTGGGACCAGTGCCCCGCTTGTGGGTACGAGCAGAAGCTCGATCCCGATGGGATGCTGCGCGTCCACGGCAGGCCATCGGAGGAGCAACGCATCGGCGTCGAGCTGTGCCCCGGCGGCCGCACCCCGCCGCGCCGCTACGGCAGCGGCTCCGCCCGCTGAGACACCCCCAGGAAGGAGCACCATGCGGAACAACTACGTCGACGCGATCGCCCTGCTCGCCATCATCGCGGCCATCATCGGTCTCATCCCGGCGTTCGCGGGGGAGGGCGCGTCGATGTTCCTGCCGATCGGTATCGGCCTGGGGGTCGTGTGGCTGGTCGTCAAAGCGATCACACGCCAGCAGGAGCAGACACGCAAGTAGCGACCCGCGGACGAGCCCGGCAGATACACGTATAGACCCCCGCCCTCCCGTAGGAGAGCGGGGGTCATCTCGTCAGGATTGATGCTCGCGCTACGCGCTTCCGCCGCGTTGCTCTGCAGGCGGCGTCGAGTCAACGCGTACGGACAGGCCTTCGTCGTTGATCATCCTGGATAGCTCTTGAGCTACGGATAGGGTCGCTCGCACTTGCGCCAGCGCGATCTTCTGGTCTGGTGTCGGGGACAGGGCGTCGTGTGTGATGTCCCGCTCGGCCTCATTGGCCAAGTCGGCTGCTTCGTGCCATATCGTCATGCGGCGCAGCCTAATCCGCCAGGCGTCGACCACTCCAGGCGCATGGGAGCGTCAGTCGTACCTCGGCGGCCTGGCTGACCCGAGCAGGATCCTGGTCAGCCAGGCAGGCCACCACGATCGGGCCTCGAGCCACCGGCTAGCGGGGTAGATGACGGCCAGCGCCAACGGCACCAGTACCACGCTGCCCGTCTCGCCGAGGTGGGTCAGCGCCTCCTCGGGCAGGTCGAGATGGGTCGCGAGCCACGCCACCAGCGCCGACCATGCGGCAGGGACGGCGGTACGTACCAGAGCGATCATTGGGGCCTCCTCACTTGCCCATCTGGGACCAGGTTTCGGGCCCGACCTCGCCGTCGACCGTGATCCCCTGCATGTCCTGGTACCAACGCACCCGTTCATGCGTGGCAGGGCCGAAGTAGTCGTCGTCGGTGATGCCGAGCCACCGCTGAACGAACCCCACGTCCGAACCGTGCGACCAGGTGTCGTACTGGTCGCGGCCGCCGTAGATCACGCGGCTGCCGGGGCTCGCGTCCTGGTGTTCCTCGTACGGCCTCGAGCTCGAACCGCCACCCGCGTTGTCGAACGAAGGCAGGTTCCACGAGCTCGGGTCGTCGCACCGGTCGTCTGCCACCACTGACAGGTGCGCGTGCCGGGTGTGCGGGTTCACCCCGTTGTAGGCGCGCCACACCCACGGGGACGGCCCGCCCGCGCCGGACATGATCAGTTCGTTCGCGATCACGTACTTGATACGGGGGTCGCGACTCTGCTCGAGCTCGTCGGTCAGGCGGTCGATATCGACCCCGGCGTCGGGATCGTGCGTGAAGTCGAACGCGGTGACGATGCCCGGCCCGTACCACGGGTTGTGGTCGCTCTGCCGGTTCTGGTGGTCCTCGTCGCCGATCGTTCCATCCGACGCTGTGTCCCGGTTGGGGTATGCCGCGTCGAGCTGGTTCCGGAACGTCTCCAGGCTCCGCGCTACGCGCCAAGACATGGGTATCCTCCTTATAGGTTGGTGAATCGCGATATCGCCTCGATCCCGGTGGCTCCGCCGAGGCCTGCCACCAGGCCAACTGCCCCGAACACCACGGCCATGCGCCAGCGGAACTGCTCGAGCTTGCTGATCCGGTGTTCGTGGTCTTCGTCTTTGGATTGCTCGATCTTGCGGAGCCGCTGCTCGTGGTCGTCGAGATGCTTCAACATCTGGCTGACCTGCACAGAGAGGGACTGCAGGTCTGAGCGCATCCCGCCCACCTCGCGGTGGATCGACTGCAGCTCGCCATAGAACTGGTTCGCGGTGATCGTGAAGACCGCGTTGGGCGCGCCCGCGCTGTCGCCAGACATAGGTCGGTCCTCCTCACAACGAGGGGGCGGGTCAACTCAGGACTGGCGCAGGTAGCAGGCCCACACGCTGCACGCCGAAGAATCGGTGGTGGTCGACACCTCCGCAGTAAGGGCGATACGCACGTGGTCACTGCGCACGAAGCTCGACACATCGAACGGTCCCTGGCGGCCCGTGACGACGCCGCTACCCTCGCTCCACGAGCCGACCTCAGTCCCGTCGAGCCGCAGCCGGTACGTCACCGTCGCCGACCCCGAGGCAGGCCCCCAGGTTCCGTCGACTTCGATGTAGGGGTGGCTGATGGTGGCGCGGCCCTCCCACATCTCGGTCTCGCCGCTGATGTGATCGTTGCCCAACGACCAGTAGTCCATGTGTTGCCCGGTCTCAGAACCGGTCGTGTTGCTGATGAACTTCGGGTAGAGGATCACCGGGAGCCACGGGCGCGCCAGCCCCGAACCCGATGCGGCGTCGTCGGACATTATGATGTTGCCGTCGTTATCCCACAGCGACCAGAAGTCGCGCCCCTCGTCGACCCTCTGCGTGAGCAGCATGACTTCTCCGTTGTCGCGGCGAAGCCGGAATATCTGCTGCCCGTCCGAATCTGGGCCGATGTAGACGATTTCCACATCGTCGGAAGACACCATCCGCAGAAACGAATTCTCGAGAAGGGTGATGCCACCGTCGCGGATGACGGCGGAGGTCACCCCTACCTTCTTCCACACCTCCGCGACTCGGCGCTCCACTCGCCGCAGCCGATCGATGATGTTGCTCGGTTGGTTCACCTTCGCCACGGCGAGCCCCCTCTACTAGTCGATGTCGTCCAGCAGCGGAGCCATCACCAGGTCCACCCGCTCGTAGTCCGATTGGGGTGATATCTGCCCCTCGACGATCCGCATCGTGGTTTCGACCCCTTCGGGGAGGAAGTCGTCCTCGATCGCTACGACGGCGTCGTCACCGACACGCCACTCGCCTACGCGGGGGGAGCGATCCCCGCGCACGGTCAGCTCCGGCAGCACTACCGGGCGCCGCGCCGCGCGTTGGTCCTCGTCCGCATGGTCCTGCAACGTGCCCTCATTGACTACGCCGTCGTAGGCTTCCTCGAGTTCCATCAGCGGGTAGCCCAGGTCGTAGCGGGCCTCGTCCTCGGCCACGGCGATATCGACACCCTCCGCGGCCCCATCGGCGGTAGCGAATGCTCGTGAGGCGTAGCCGGTGCCGTCCGACGGCCACACGTAGGACACGAGATTCCCGCCGTACTCCCACACGTGAGGGGAGCCCTGCTGCCCGAGCCACGGTTCCCCGATCTGCAACACCCGCCGAGGGCGGCCATCTTGGTCGAGGGCGGTACCAACACCGAACATCATGTCCGGCCCGTCGGTCACACCTGCGAGGTCAGACAGGGCGCTGCCGACCTCCTTGAGTTGGTGACCCTTGTAGGTGCGATCGCGGAGGATGCCGGACTCGCTCGAGTCGAGTTCGATCCCGATGTGGCCTCCGGTGTGGTCCTGCGCCTTTGCGACGAGCTGACGGGCGATCTCGTTCTGGTCGGTGTTGTCGAACTGGATCTGCTGCTGCGCGACGTGCTCCACACCGGGGTCGGCGGCGAGGATAGGTAGAACCCGCCGGTGGTTGAAGTACGACCACCAGTCAGCAGCCCCGATCTGTACCGTGCGAGACCTTGAGTCGTATCGGCGTGTCCAGATGATTCCGCCCCACATGGGGCGGTCATCCCGGTAGATGTACAGCGCGCGGCGGCACGGCGCGGTTAGGTAGTGGGGATCGCGGACCATGCGTTTCCGCGCGTTGCGGGACTCGACCTGGAACTGACCTGTGGCTTCGCCCGCGTCGTTGAGCTTGAACCCGTAGGTCACGTTCCGGAGGGGCAGCTCTCCGAGGGGTTCGTTGCTGCGGAGGTCGTGCACCATGTACGTGTAAACCGGTGCCATACCACCCCCGCCTTAGAAGAAGCTTGTGACGAAGACGACGCCGGGCGCGCCGTCGCCACCGGCGTGGGAGTCCTGGTTCGGCTGGTTGGCTGCGCCGCCGCCGCCGGAGCCGTACCCGTTCCCGTTGTCGCCAAGGAAGTACGTCGAGCCGGGGGACTTCGGCCCTGGGTCGTCGCCGACGCCTAGCTGGTTGGAGCCACCGCCACCGCCCCACACGATTCCTGCGCCGCCGTTGCGGTAGCGGGCACCGCCGTCTTGGCCCTCAATGTTCACGTCGCCGCCGGTAGCGGTGCCGCCTTGCCCGCCGGAGGCGCCGGACGAGCCGGTCCCGAGGCTCTCGGTGCCACCTTCTCCGCCGTTCGCGGAGCAGTGCGTGCCAAACTCCGTAACACCCCCGTCGCCCCCGTCGCTGAAACCGGAGCCGAAGCCGTAGCCGCCAGATTGGACGCTTTCCGAGGAACCGAGGTCGGCCGCAGGGATGATCTTCCGGGAGTAGCCGCCAGCGCCACCACCGCTACCGGACGAGTACTCGCCATCGCCGGTGCTGGCTGCGCCCGCGCCACCGCCGCCGCCGCCAGCGATTTCCACCAGCACGTAGGTCACGCCTGCCGGCTTGTTCCACGTGTACGACTCGTCGGAGGATGTCCCCTCGAACACCTCCACCTGCGGAGGCCGGTGCGGCGGGCGGTACTCGCTACCGTTCCAGAACTCGATCGCCTGCAGGTCCTTCCGATACACGCCCAGGCCCGTGTACGGGTTGGCGATCTCGTCCCGCTCGACGTCATCATTGACCGGCAGCGTGCCGCCGAGCGCGACCGTTTCACCTGTGTCCTCGCTGCGCAGGTCGGTGATATCACTGTCGGTGATCTCGGTAGCGTCAGCCTGCACCAGAACGCGGGCCAGTCGGATGTAGTCCGGCGAACCGTCGACGTCAGGATCCTGCGGGTCGGAGGAGGGTGTGCCTACCACGTGCCGCACCAGCAGCTTGGTTTCGGCGTCGCCGTAGTAGGTGTCCGATTGCTGCACCACGATCAAGTCGTGCCGGTCATCCGTCGAGTCCGCCGGGTGGTCCCCGAGAATGTCGGTGTCCTTCTCCGCATCGAGCACGCAGAAGTACGAACCCGTACCCCGCTCTGGGGGCAGCGCCAGCGCGAACTCCTCAGTATGCACCTGGGTGTCCGGGGTGGATGATGCCCGCACCCGGCCAGGATCCCCACTCGATGGACGGAACCCGCCCCGCGACGTGATCGTGGCGCTGGGGAGCAGCAGCATCCCGAGCGTGATCCGCGCGTCCTCCGCATCGACGACACCGCTCGTGTCGTCCATCGTGGCCCAAGAGGGGCGTTCAGCCATCAGGTCCTCCTATTGATATGCGTGGCGCCACCGCACCCGCAGGCGCGCGCCCTCCTCGTAGCTGGCCGCGTCGAACCGGATGCCGGTACGTTCCCCCGGCTCGAGCGGCGTCCATTGAGCGCTGGTCATGCGTGGCCTGCGAGACACCCCCTCGAGCTCGACCGTCCGGTTGCCCGGCTGCGTATCGATCTCGAGCGTCTGCCCCTGCAGCACCGTCAGGTCTGAATCGAACTCGAGCGACCGCCCCGAGTACTGGATGACCGGGCCGGGGCAAGGGCCCTCCACCTCGAAGATCGGCCAGGTGGGCACGTCGCCGTTGTTCTCGACGTACATCACACCGCCGGTCGTCCCCTCACCGAAGTCGAGCGGGAACACCAGCGGGAATTCGAGTCCGTCGTTGGACGCGCGGGCGAGCCCGGTCGCGTTGGTGTGCTCTGCCGCCGAGTACAGGCGCGGATCGGTGGCGACCCACCGGATTGCGCCCTCCGTGTAGCCGATCGCATACCGCTTATCGGTCGGGATGCTGCGGTGCGTCACCCGCGCCCAGCACATCAACGTCTGCCCATCGAGCCGGATCGCGAGCGGTTCCTCCACCGGATCCTCGCCCGGTGCGGTAGCCCGCCGCAGAGCGTGTACCGCGTCCCGAAACTCGCCCGGTTTCGCCTTCGTCTTGAAGTCGAACGTGATCTCTCGCTCCTCGCTCAGGAGCCTGCCAGGGTAGGCGCCGTGTCGGTCTGGCAACGGTTGGTTGGACCCATCCTGCGACGGCAGATCCAACCAGCCCTCAAGCTCATCGAGGCCGAACGCGGTGCCAGATCCGAGCAGCATCCCGCGCCACTCGATCTGCCCATCGCGGGTGATCATGTCCCCGACCATCGGTTCACCCCCGGTTCTTGGCTAGCCAGTCGAGTTCCTTGGCGACCTTGGACGGGGGCGCGTTCTCGGACGCGGTGAAGTTCTCGATATGGAGCACCTTGCCGCTACGGCCCCCGCGCCCCGAAGGGGAACCGTCCGCACGGTCCAGCTTGTCGTTCGGCGTGATGTACCCCGAACGGTCCGGGGTGAACAGCTCCGGCCCCTCCTCACCGACCAGGTACGTACGGCCGGAGGTGACATCGCCACCGGAAGCGCGACCGGGTATGCCGCCCGAGGTCTGCACGTTCACGAACGCCGTGTGCGGCATGGTGAACGCATCCAGGAAGTCCATCAGCCCACCGAGGTGCTGCCTCACGGTCCAATGGCCCTGCAGGCCGACACTGGCGTTGTAGTGGCCACCGTAGGATTCGGCTTCACCCCGCGCGCCCCGCACCTCGGCAGCGATGTTGCGCGCCTGACCGGCGGTGACCGCACCCTGAGCCACCCACTGGTCCAGTTTGCTGCGGAACTCGTCGAACGACAGGTCCCCGTTCTTGGCCGCTGCTTCCGCCCCGGCGACCGCCTCCGCTAGCTCAAGCGAAGCAGTCTGTGCCTGCTGCGACTCGGCGCCGTGCTTCTGGACCGCCTCGTTGTAGTCGGTCTGGGCAGTCTCTACGTTGTCGAGCGCCGAGGTAAGTGCGAACACCGGGTCGGTCGCCGCCTTCAGCGCCTCAACCTGCTGCTCAAGCTGTTCCTTATGCTCCTTCGCCTTCGCGGCAGCGGTCTCCTGCGCCGCCGTGTACTGGGGTAGCGAATCGTCCTTGAGCTTCCGGAACTGCTCGTCACTCAGCCCGGCGGTGTCCGCAAGCTGCTGCAACGCCCGCTCGGCCCGTTCCGGCGACTCCTGCGCCATCCGCGCGAGCGCTTCATCGGTATCTTCCAGCCGACCCCGCAGCTTCGCGATCGACTCTCCAACGTCCTCAACGCCCGTCGTCTTAGCGAGCCACTCCTCGAAGTTGTTGCCGAGCGTGTCCGTCGAGGCTTTGATCGCGTCATCGAGCAGGTTGAAGTCCTCGCCCAGCAGCCGCGTCATCTGACCGGTGATCTCGCCCGCGGATTCGAGCCGCTCGAGCCCAACCACCAGCGCTTCTATGTCCGGGTTGACCTCGTCACCCAAGGCGGCACCCACCGCGTGCGTGGCAGCGACGAGACCACCAAGGGCGAGCCCAGCAGCGCCAGCACCCCGTCCGATCCTGCCGAGCACAGTCCGCGTCCGCGACCCCGACGTGCGCAGGTCCTTGAACCCGTTCCGCACGCTGGTTATCGCCGGAACGACGCCCTTGTAGATGGAGGATCCTAGGTCGGCGAACCCGGTGCCGAGGAGCATCAGCCCCTCCATCGTGTGACCCCGGCTGAGATCACCGACACCGAGCATGGTGTCCTGCACACCGGTCAGGGCGTCCCGGAATCCCATCGCCCGCTCATCGGCAGCATCGGCCGTCTCGCCGAACCGCGTGAGTCGATCGCTCGACTCGGCAGTGCTGTCGCCCATGTCGGTAGCGGACTTCCCGACACGCGAGAATGACTCCCCGGTCCTGTCCGACGCCCGCCGGGTGGTGGTATCCATCGTCCCGGCGGCCTTGCCGACGCCCTCGAGTGACGACTCCGCGCGGTCGGACTCCTGCCGCGCAGTATCCCCCAGCTCCGTGAGTGAGCTTTCGGCCCGCTCCACACCGTCGCTGAGTTCGTCCTCAACGGTCAGGTACGCGGTCAGCTCACCAATCGTCAGCGCCATAACGCGCACCTCCTACAGGTTCCGCAGAGTCCTCGACACATCGTCGCCAGCGATCTCGCGCGGCTGCTGCGACGCCCATCCGCGCCACCGTGACTGCTCCGACAGGCCCCGCAGGTACCACCAGAACCAGCGGGACGGCAGCTCGGCGAGATCATCCGGACTGATGCCGTATTCACGCTGGAAGTCGGCGACGATCAGCGCCCACCCTTGGATGACGAGCCGCCACGGGTCGTCTTGTTCTTCCCCGTCTCCGCTTTTCCCTGCTCACCTGCACGGTTCATGCGCTGGTGGTACTTCTCCCTCGCACGGGCGAGGCTGATGCGGTTGCCGTCAGCGTTCTCCGCGCCCCACAGCAGCAGCACGCCGAGCTGCTCGGCGTCGATGCCGCGCTCGATCCACGTATCCAGCGCTTCCTCGCCGAACAGGATCGACAACATGCGGCGCGTGGACTCCTCGCCCCGGGGCGCCCGAGCCTCGAACTCGTACCGCAGCGGAAGCTGCGCAGGCAGCTCCACATCCACGCCGAACACGTTGTTCAGGCGCACGCCACGGCGGCCCTGCTGGTTCCAGAACGCCTCGAAGTCCTCGACCTCGGCCTCAGCAGCCTCCTGCCGTAGGCGCTCCGTCTCCTCGCTTGCCATCAGGCCACCGTGCTCGTGGTCGACTTGCCGGAGCGAGTGAGGGTGCAGGACCAGGACGTCTTGGCGTTGTTGTTACCGCCCTGCGAGCCGATGCTGACCGTCGCGTCCCACACGGTCCACTCGGAATCATCCGGGTGTCGGAACCTGACGGCGCCCAGCGATTGCGCCGCCATCATGGTCGCCAGCTCCTCGAGCCTCCCCTGCCCGGGGTCCGGGGCGCCGGTGGCATCCTTCAGCTTGAAGCCCTCAAGGCTCATGGAGGAGCCCCGCTGCATGACCTCCTGCTCGTAGTGCCCCTCGGACTCGAAGACGGTCGTGTCGGCGGTCTGCTCGTTCTCGGAGGGATTGACCGTCACCGAGTTCAGCCCGTCCACCTCGAGCCACGTGCCGTCACTGTCCTGGACCTCAACGTGGATATCCCGGGCGTTGATCTTGGTCCCCGCCATTACGGATCACCTCTCTACCTGGCTCGCGCTACGCGCGGTTGTTGCTCGTGTTGCGCCACTCGGCGCGAAAGTTGATGGTGTGCTCGAACCGGCCGTTGTCATCCCGCCCGATGGGGATCGGCCCGGACTGGGTGCCGATCACGGACAGCACCTGATGCCCGGATGGCAGCTCGACCGACCCGGTGCCGTGCCAGTCGTCGTAGATAGCCTGAGCCCGCCGGAACGCGCGGGACGCGTCCTGCGTGCCCCGCACCCGTAGCTGTATGTGCGACTCGTCGTAGCCGAGCTTGAAGTCCGACTCCTGCCCCTGATACGTCGCCACCACGATCACCTCGTCCGGCGAGGAGGGGGACGCGCCCACCACAATCCCGATCTCGTCGTCCCCGTAGGCGCGGTCGGGTGCGTACACCCCATGCCCCTGCTTATGGAGCCACTCGGCGAACCCGTCCAGAATCGTCACGACAACTCCTGCTGCATCTGCTGCGCGATCAGGTCACGCATCGTGTCGACCTCGGCGTTCATGGGGTCCTCGAGGTATTTCGCCTTCCGGCCCTCGTCATGCCGCATCGTGAGGTCCTCGTGCTGCGGCACCGCGTACGGGGTGTCGTACGAGACTGTGGCCTCGAGCGCGCCCTCGTCGACGCTGGCCACGGCGGAACGTTCAAGGTCGCCCACCTCATGCGGAACCTGCTTCTGCGATTCGCTTTTCAGGTGCTCGGCCGCGAGTCGCAACCCGTAGGCAGCGGATTCCCGCGCCCCTTCCTTGACCTCACCGATGTTGAGTTTCAGCTCCGGCGCGGGCATGGCTAGCCGACCTCGATCACGGCGACCTCGAGGGAGGTCTCGTCGTCGTAGTCGAGGTGCACCGTGCCGTCGTCCTGGTTGTAGATGGTCGGCCACGGGCCGAGGACCACCGTCGAACCGGCAGGCACCGTCACATCTGGGTCGTTGAGGGCGAGCCCGCGGACCACACCGCCGGTGACCTGAGTGACGAGGCGGTCACTGCTGGCGGACGAACGCACTACCGTGACCTGCTGTCCGGTGTTGGCTACGGAGTTGCCGTCCGCGTTTGCGCTCTCAAAGCTCAGCTCGAGGCCATCCCGGGCGCTCGTGGGCTGGGCCGTGATCTCACTCCTCGCCATCGCTCAACCTCTCGATCAGTTCGGCCTTCGTCATCGCGTCGATCTCGTACGAAGGCACACCGCGCTCGCGTGCGTAGGCGACCCACGCGGACTTCAAGTCGGACTCGGCGGGCGGCTGCCCACCGGACTGGGGCTGCGCAGTCGACGGTTCGGCGCGGGACCAGTCATCCGACTGGCTGAGCCGCCGGTCCTCGCGGGAGCCCGGCACCGTCCGCACCTTCTCGCCGCTGCTCCTGTGCCGATACTCCGGCATCGTGTGCTCCTTACTGCAGTGCAACTTCCAGGTGGTCCGGGGTGGGCAACCCGCCCCCGTCGCGGCGCTTCACTGTCAGCACTCGCGACTCGCGCCCCAACGCCGTCACCCGGTCCTCAGTGCCGATGCCCGCGTCCAGCGGGCAATACGCCACCGCCTCAGCAGTGACCTCGCGTCCCTCGGAGTTCCGCACCGCCGTGCGCCCTTCATCGAGGAAACAGCGGACGGTTCGCGCGTCCCCGTAGATCGGCCCGTTCGCGCCGGAACCCTCGTACGGCTCCACAGTGATCTCGTGACGGAGCAGCCAGGCAGGTATTCCCATAACCCCCTCACCCCACGACCTGCGGACGCACAGGCACCAAACCAGCGAGCTGCAGAACGGTCCGCACGCCCGGCGCGACGGTCTGGCCGTCGAACGAGCCCGCCGACGGGGCGCCCTCCCCACGCGACAGCGACACCGACCCGATCGACACCGAGCCGTACCTGCCCGCCCCCTCGTCGGGCAGGCCGTTGTGGTGCCAGTAGGCGGCCTGGATCACGGTCGCGTCGAGCAACGCGTCGGCCACACTGGCGTCGGTGGGCTGTTCGTTGGTGTCAGTGTTGTACGACGCCCCGATCAGGAGCCCATCCACCAGAAGCGAAGCCCGCTTCAGCAGGTGGGCCGCGTTGTCTGGCGCGGTGTCCTCCTCGAGGTACTCGGCGAGGTCTTCCTTCGTGGCGTACACAGGTGCCATCAGGACTCGACCTCCTTCGCATGCCCAGCCCCGACCAGGGCAACGTTGAGGCTCGTGCCGTCGTCAGCAATGATTGTGGCGAGCCACCTGCCGAACGCACCGTCGCCGATGCCGATGGTGTCGCGGGCTCCCTTGTGGCTGATCAGCTCGATCCCGCTGTGGGTGTCGAGCCATTCCTGCGTGAACCGGGCTGCTTCTTGCCCGGCCTCGGACGCGTCAGGCCCGTACACCTCGGGGCAATCCACCCCGGAGAGCCGGAACCGCAGCGCGGCAGTGAGCCCGAACCCGAGGCTGATGCGGCAGTCCACGGTGTCGCCGTCGACGACCTCGAGCACGTCCAGCAGGGCGTACCGGTACAAGGGTCAGGCCTCCGCGCCCGGCTCGGCGCCCTCGGCCGCGCTTTCGTCGGGTTTGCCCTCCGAGTTGTCCTCTCCGGAGCTACCGGTGTTGCCCTCGCCGGACTTGCCCTTCGGCTTGGCTTTCGGCTGGCCCTTCGGCTTCTCGATGAGATTCCAGCGGTCGGATCGATCGAACCGGCGTACGGCTGTCTCCCGCCGGACCTTCTGTCCAGTGTGCTTGTTCTCGTACACGTACATGGCCGCTCCTTCGCGGGTCGTAGGGTCAAACAGGTGGTTCACGTGGGCGGTTAGTCTCGGTCGAGCAGCAAGTACGCGGTCACGTTCTGCGAATTCGTGTCATTGGCGTTGCTCGCCGTCATCCGGAGCAGCAGCCCGGGCATCTCCTCGACGGCCTGGGCGCCAGTGGCCCCGCCGGAGGTAGAGGACAGTTCGAGCCAGTCACCGCCGTTGTTGGGTGACGCTTCCAACGCCACCGAGACGTCCGCCCCGGCGGAGGTCACCATGAGCCGAACCCGGCGGGCCGTCACCCCGGAAACTTCTCGGCTGCTCAGTGAGCCGTTCGCCGCCACGGACACACCATCGAACGACGCGGCCCGAGTGATATACGTCATGCGCCACTCCTTTTGTGCGCAGGGTGGGAGTGGGTGGCGCGGGCGCAAGGGACCAACACCCGCGCCACCCACGACTTAGCGGCCCGCGTGTTACGCGGCGTCGGCCGGCTTGATCAGAACAGCCCGGTCAGGGTCGAGGGTCTTCGTGCCGTACAGGCAGTCGATCGACACCACGTCCTGCTTCTTGTCGGTGTCGTAGTCGTACACGACCCGAAGGCCGAAGCCCTTGTAGTTGCGGACTGCGGCGTTCTGTGCGCCCCGAGGCAGGGAGAGCTGCCGCGTGACGAGGGTGAAGGCGTCCCGGTGGAACGCCACCCCGACCTCCTCGTCGGCCGCGACCGTGCCGTTCAGGTCGTCAACGTGCTGGTCCATGTAGTTGTCGTGCCCGAACTTGCGGCCCAGCTCGGCCTCGGTGAGGCCAACCGTGTCGCCGCGCTTGTCCGCCTCATGGAACAGGTTCGTGCCGAGCCACCCGGCAGTCGCGATCGGGCCCACCACGGCGCGGCGGTTACTTACCGGCACCTTCGCCTTGTTCAGCACCCGACCGGCGTCGATCAGCACCCGACCGTCGTCCCAGCTGTACTTGCTGTTGGAGTCGTCCGTGCTGTTGCCGACCGCGTTGACCACATCACCACGCAGGGCCAGTAGGTCCACGTCGATCTGCTGCCACAGCGCTTCCATCGCCGGGGTGAGCAGCTGCTCGGCGAAGTCCCGGATCTCGAGGGTCAGCTCCTCGGCGGTCACCGCGAACGACACGTCCTTGAACTTGTCGAGGGTGACCGTCTGGCTGCCCTCGGTCGCGTCCTGGATCGTGATGCCGGGGCTGGACCGGTCGAAGTCGTTGGCGACGAACGTCGCGGGCTCGCGGATTGTGATCGTGTCGCCAACGCGGTTGGCGAAGTCGTCGTCGTAGTCCCGGCTGACGAGACCGGCCATCACCGCGTTCTCGTACAGGGTCGCGATCGCGGCGTCCGCGATCTCGTCCGGGGTCAGAATCGTGTTAGCCATAGCGGCCTGTCACTCCCTTGCGGGTCGTGGGCGTCACTCGCCGCGCAGGTACTTGCGCCACGCGCCGATGTCGCCCGATTTCGGCGTTTTGCTGTTGCTCGCGCCACCGGACCCGCCGGTGAACTCGGAGCCGCTCGCCGGTGCCCCCTGGGCAACCTTGAGCTTCGGGTTGTCCTCCGCCATCTGCTTCACCAGCGCGTCTACGTCGTCGGTGAAGCTGTCGGCGGAGGGGTCGAGCTTCGCCGCCTGACGGGCGAAGCTGCGGGAGTCGGTGAGCGCGTCGGGGTCCACCCCGTTTGTGCGCGCGGACTTCTCCGCGGCCCGCTCGACGCGCAGCTCACGCAACTCCTGGTCCTTCTGGTCGCGCTCCTGCTGGGCGCGCTCAGCGACCTTTGCCGGGTCCTCGTCGCCCTTCGCGTTCGGGTCGAGCGCCTGTCGGAGCTGCTCGAGGACCTTCTTGTGCTGGTCCCGCTCCTGCTCAACCTCGCGGAGCTGGGACCGTCGGCTGGCAGCCTCATCGCGGAGCTTCTTGAGGTCAGCCTCAGTAGGTGCCCCGCCTGCGCCGTTGCCGCCCGAGCCGCCGGAACCACCGGCGTCGCCCTCGCCGCCCGAGCCCGACTCGCCACCGGGGTCGCTGGCTGCCCCGCTACCGCCCGGTTCATTACCGGCCGAAGGGTCGCCCTCGCCGCCCTCACCGGAGCCGCCCTCGCCCGTTCCATCGCCCCCGGCGATCGGGTAGATAGGGCGGCCATCGGCGCGGTAGCCGAGGATCGTGCTGGGGTCTACGGAAATGCGCTCCCGGCGCACGCTCATAGCTGCCTCCTGACTTGTCGGCACGACGCACCTGTCGCCGCGCTGTCGGCCTCGAGCCGACGTGTGGATTCCGCCGCCACCTGGGCGGCACTACAACCGGTGGTCAGCGGGCGGAGGAGACCTGCTCCCGCTGCCGCTGCCGCTTCGCCGTCGTGTTCGACGTGTGGTCTCTGATCTCTCGCTGGTAGTGGCGCACCTTGTCCCGCGCCTGACGCCTCGAGGCTTCGTCCATCGCGGCCGCCTCGCGCTTCTTCCACTTGCGGACCTGTCGCTCGAGCTGACGGAGCTTCTGCCGCGCCGCATCGCCCTCGGTGTCCTGCGTGTTGGTGGGCTGGCGCGAGGCGCCCGGGATGTAGGCAGACTCGCTATGCCTACAGTTGGGGTGGAACAACCCTGCCGCGCGAGCCTCATCCAGCGACCCGTCGACCTGCACCGTGACCGGCGGGCCTCCGGTAGCGGAGGGGACCTCGATGGTGCCGACCTGGGTGCCTGACACTGACAGGACCGCGCCTTCCCACGGGCGGCACAGGTCGCACTCCTGCGGGGCGTCCGAGATCATCACAAGGTCCTGCCCCAACTCACGCAGGGAACGGGTGTGCGCGTCCAGCGAGGCGCGGGCCGTTGCCGTGCGGATGCTCATCTCGGCCCACGACTCCAGTTCCCAGTTGCGGCCCGAGCTGTCCCGAAACCGGGTGATGCCTTGGTCGGCGGCCTTCCACAAGGCGCGTTGCGCCGACTGGCGCCGCGTCTCCACCCCCGACAGGGCACCGGCGGAGGAGTCCTGGGTGATGCGCCGGAACGAGTCCTCAACCGTCCGCAGCACCGACCGGCTGGGCGGGGTCGCGTCCGTGAGGGTAGCGTCGGCGAGCTCGTCGAGCCGGTCCTTCTGCAGCACCTGCTCCCGCAGCTCGTCCAGGCTCCGCCCCGAGGCCTGCTGCATATCGCTGGCAGCCTCGCGCGCGCCCATGTCGGCGGCCTCTGCGACCGCTTCCCGCGACGCCTTCTCCGCGTCCCGCTCGGCCTGCCGTACGTGCTTGGAGGCTTCGCGGCGCACAGAACGAGCCTCGTCGGCCTTCCGCCTGATCCAGTTCGGGGAGTCGAGCCCGCGCCCGAGCCGCCGCGCGATCATCGAGAGGATCGCCTCCTCAGCGGCGCCGTAGATGCGGGCAACCGCCCGCGCCGGTCCAGCACTGTCTTCCGGTGAGATCGCCATGTCACACCCTCATCTCGGGGCCCTCCGGGCGGTCGGACATGATTCCCTCCACCTCTTGCTTCACCCGCTCGTCGTCCCAGTCGGGGTGCACCATCCGCACCTTGGTGTCGGTCGACACGGCCTCGGCCTCGGTGAGGAGTCGGGCGGTCTCTGCGCGTTCGCGTGGCTGCTCCGACACGGCTGCGGGGAATTCGACGTCGGGCCGTTGGGGAGTAACGCTCGCGTTGAACTGCGCCCGGTCAACCCGCAGCAGCAGCTCGGCGAGCTTACCGAGCGCCATCCGCCACAACCTGGCCTTCTTGCCCCGGGTGAGGAGCGTCTTGCGTTCGCGGGCGTTGGACTCGGTGGCGGTCATCGCGACCTCACTCGTGAGCCCGAACGTCTGCGCGCTATACCCGGCGCCACGCACGGCCTTCTCCCACAGCTCGCTGCAGGTCTGTCGGTGCTCCTCGTGCCTGATCGCGAACTGGTGCGCGCTGATCGGGGAGCTGTCCTGCCCCGGCAGCATGTTCAGCCCGGTAAACACCTCCCGGTCAGCGTCGAACCACGCGCCAGCGCCGCGCCCGCCGGTCTCGAGGTACGACTCCGGTACCGCGATCCTCGCTTTCGCGAGCCGGATATCGCGCATCCAGGAGGTGTAGGTCTCGTCGAGCGCGTCCATCACCGGCTCGATGCCAGACAGGTCCGACCGCCCCAGGTGCGCTGCCTGCTGGTGGGTACGCCACTGCCGGTTCGGTGTGGCGTTGGGTACGTACACCACCGTGAGGTCGTCAATCCCGGTCGGGATCGTTTGCCCATCCTCAGCCAAGCCCGCCGCGAGCTGCGCCGTGTCCTCGTGCTCGGTCAGCGGCACAGTACGGCCGAGTCGGTCCTTATCCCCGAGGTAGAGGGCGTGCTGCACCCCGCCCGGCACATGGTGCTCGAGGTGCCGCATGACGTTCCCGTCGTACTCCTGCACGACGCGGTGGAACGTGACCTCGGCGAGCGTGCCCCACTTGAACACCGGGATCGCGGCGTCGGGATGCACAACGCTCGGGACCGGCTGTCTCCCGACCCAACCGGCGCGGAGGAACACGCCCGACAATGCAGCGGCGACCTCCGCGCCGTCGAGCAGCGCCACGATCATCTCCGGCCCGAACAGGTCGTCGAGCCTCTGCTGCGTGGCGGTGTCCCGCGTGCCGACCTTGACGCTCGGCGGTTCCGAGAACAGCAGGTCCGCGCTGGTGGAGGCGATATCTGCTGCGGCCGGAACGTGCAGTTTATTCGACCTGATCTGCCGCTGCGGAGTGCCCCAGAACCAGCGGGACAGCCGCCCAACCATCCCGTCGGAGTATTGGCTCGGCTTGTTGTATCCCTTCGGGTCGGGGGCCCATCCGGACGTGGCGCCGTACACGGTGGAGAGCTTGTCGACGTCGCCGGAGTACCACGCGTCCCACTGGCTGTAGGCGCTGTAGATGCTCGCCCACTGCGGTGGGGGCCACGGTGTACCGGGTTCAGGCAGCGGCACGGTCGGCTACCTCCTCTCGCAGGTGGGGTCGCCACACGGGCTGGGTTGTGGTGACGACGTAGCGCAGCGCGTCGCACGAGTGGTCGTTCGCCTTGATCGGCACGTCTTCCCCCTTGGCGGCCTTCGCGTCGTCCCAGGCGTAGCCGGGGATCTCGTTGAGGAGCCCGGTGCAGGATTCGTGCACGAGCAGCAGGCCGCGAGACAGCAGGGAGGAGACGAGGCGTATCCCGTCGAGGACGCGGTTGTTGGCGTCGGCTACGGACTTGAACCCGGCGCGGTGCAGCTCGAGCTTGAAGCTCGCTGCTGAAGGGTCGACGGCGAACCAGCGCGGTTCCTCGTCTCCGATCCAGGCGGCCAGCGCACGGGTGAAGTCGGTGTCGGTGTTCTGTCGGCGGGCGGTCTTCGGGTCGTGCCGATATTCGCGGGTGACGACGAGCCGCCCGTCGCGCGTGAGGGCGAGCATGAGGGCGGCGAACGGGTTGCTGGTGCCGTAGTCGACGCCCACGCCGACCACACGGTCCAGCGGGGGGAGTTCGGACACTACGTGCCGGTCGGTGTCGAACATGTCGTACACGGCGCCCTCAGCGACCACCCACTCGCCCTGCACGAACCGCCGGTGCCACAGGCCCGTGAATTCGGCTTCGAGGCTGGCGATGTAGTCGGGGTCGAGGTGAGGGTTGTCGTGGAGCCGGAACCGCCACGACGCGAGGTTGAGAGCGTCGGCGCGGGTGAGGAAGTCTCGCCGTAGCCAATGCGAGGGGTTGTCGGGGTTGGTGGTGCCGAATAGGCGCGAGCCCCGAACCGACATACGCCCGAGTAGCTGCCGGAAGAACGACTCGGGCAGGACGGTCACCTCGTCCACGTAGGCGCCCGAGCAGGTCATGCCGCGGAGCTTGGCCTCAGCCTTGGCGTCGTTCGCGCCGAGCACGTGCACCGTCCGGCCGAGCACGTCCGCCGTGGGGGCGCCTGCCGTGTAGTGCACCTGTTTGGCGAGCGGCCCGAACACCGTCGGGTCGGTGAGCGGGCCGAACAGATTCCGGCCGATCGACTCGCGGGTGCGGCCCGCGACCACGAGCTGGCCCCCGCGCGGCGGGTCCGCCACGTAGCCGAGCCACCGCAGCAGCGACGCTACGGTCTTGCCGGAGCGGATGGCTCCTTCCCACAGGTTGATGCGGGCGGTGGACTCGACGATCGAGGTGACCTGCTTCTCCGACAGAGGCAGCGGCAGGTCAGCCTCGGGCATCGTCGCTGCCACCCCGGTAGAGCTGCCCCAGCCGGTCCATCAGATCCCCCACCATCGAGCGGGACTCGGCGGCGTTGTCCTCGCGGGCCGCGTCCAGCCCGTGCAGCGAAGCGAGCCGGTCATGCAGCTTGATCACCAGATCAGCGGCGCGGGGATCACGCCTACGCGCGTCCAGGTAGAAGCTCTCCATCAACCCCTCGAGGCGGGCCGACTCGAGGTCGACGTACTCGCGGGCGGAGCGTCGGGCGTCCTGGATCGCGCGGTGCATGTCCGTGCGGACGTGCTGCACGTCGCTGTATCCGAGCTCTCCCTCCTCGTAGATGCGGGTGTAGGTCCAGCCCATGCGGTAGAGGTCCATGGCCTTGGCGCGGCGCTTGGCGACCTCCACGCTCTTGGCGGTGCGTTTCTTGGGCATTACGGCCCCCCTGGGTATTACCGCGTGGCGTTGCGGTTCTCGCGGCGCTGGACGGCCCGCTGCTGCTCCTCCTCTTCGGTGCCGCAGGCGGTCATCTTGGTGCGGAAGTAGGAGACGACGCTGATGCGTTCGGCTCCGCACGTGTCGCACATGCCGTTGAGTTGGGTGCCGCAGGTGCAGGTGACGTGGGCGTTGCCGTGGTATTCGTGGGCGTCCATGAGGATGAGGTCGGTGTCGTGCATGTCGACGGCGACGCGGTAGCGGGGGAAGCACAGGTGCCCGCCGGTGTAGGTACCTCGGCGGAGGCAGGCGAGGGTGCTGAACCCGGCGTCGAGGTCCCCGGCGTCGGTGTGCACTCCGGTGGGGTAGGTGTTGTTGACGGTGACGGTGGTGAAGGGCGTGTCCGGAACGACCCACTCCTGGTGGGTGCGTTGCGCTTCGGCGAGCTGCGCCGCGTACCGGTCGGGGACGTGCTGCTCAAGATTCCCGGCGATCGCCCGCAGTAGCGGATGGAGCGTCTGCCACTGGGGGAGGTTGCGGCCCGTCCAGGCGGTGAGCCGGCAGTACTTCTCCCGTCCGGCGGCGTCGAACGCGCCGATGATGGCGCTGGGGACGCGGCGGGAGTAGGTCGCTTTCTGGTTTCCGCGCCTGACGCGGGGGCTGCCGGAGGCGATGCCACGGTTCTCGGTGCGTTCCCCGCGGAGTCCGTGCAGCACCTCGTACATGTCGCGGGTGACGATGCCGTCGAGTGCCTTGGGGAGGTAGACGCACAGCGGGTGCCCGTTGGGTTTGCGGATGGTGGCGGGTCCGGTGAGGACCAGGTTCCAGTCCCGTGGGGTGATGACTTTGCCGATCTTCTGGTCGAGCTCGCCATCGCTGATGCGGGATCGGAGCCGTAGGTCGATCATCGGTTGCCTCGCAGAAGTATCTCTCCGGGTCGGCGGGGGTGTGGCTTGAGCAGGCGGGGCCAGCGCTCGAGGAGCGTTGTGTTGACGCGCCGGTCGAGCCGGGGAGTGCGGTAGTCCTGGCAGCCGCCTCGGTTGGTCCAGTGGGCGTAGCTGGGTAGCAGCGTGTCCGCCCGGGCGACGGCGCCGTGCTGCTGCATGTGCTGGCAGGTGTAGTCGTAGTCCTCACGCACCGGTAGCTGCGGGTCGAACCGCAGCTCGCTCGGGAGGGCCGCGAATAGCTGCCCCATGATGAACAGTCCGGTCGCCACGCGGTCGCGGGCGAAGTACGGGTTCGGGGTGGGGGAGCAGCCAGCGAGGCACGCGCCGGTGTCCCGTAGCGCACGGTTCCAGGTCTCGATGTAGTGGTCGAGGGTGGCGTGGACGGCCTTGCCATTGGGGCTGAGCGTTTCGAGCTTGGCGGGGTCGTCGTCGGTCTGGATGCAGCCGAGCCCCTGGTTGAAGGCGTCGTCGAGGGCGGTGTTGCGCTGCACCGGCAGCGAGTGCCCGTCGGCAGGTGGGGGGACTGGCAGTACGTGTTCGGCGCCGGTGAGGCGGTAGTCGGCAGCCTGCGCCTGGGGGACGACCCACGTGACCGGGTGGGGGCGCATGGCCTTGTGCACCTGGGGGACGTTCATGGGGCGCCCGGCGCTGATGCAGTACACGCCCCAGCCGGTCATGCCTCGCTCCCGGCGGCAGCGCGGAGCGCGTCGAGCACGACCTGGCCCCGGGTGGTGTCGCTGTCGGGGCGGAGCTGATCGATGAGGCTGTCGGCCTCGTCCGCGTCCGCGTTGGGCAGCACGAGGATGATCTCGCGGAGGCCGCGCTCGGCGCGGGTTTCTCCCTCGGTGGCGTTCTGGCGGGCCTGGGTCTCCTCGGGGGATTCGGCGTAGTCGGCGTCGGTGTCCTGGTGTGTCTCGATAACCGTGTCGTCGATGCGGGCGAGGATGTCGTCGAGGTCGCCGGGGTCGTAGCCCGTCCCGTCGAGGTCCGGTAGGTCCGTCAGGAGCTCGGCGAGGATGCGGTCGTCGTAGCTGGCGCGGTCGGCGGTGCGGTTGTCTGCAGTGACGATGCGGGCGGCCTGGTCGTCGTCCACGTCGACGTAGCAGACGGTGATCTCGGCCCAGCCTTCGTCTCGTGCGGCGGCGAGTGTGTGGTTCCCGGCGAGGACTTCGTTGGCCCTGCCGGTGTGGGTGCCTCGATTGACGACGATCGGTCGGTACTGGCCGTTGACGCGGAGGCTTTCGGCGATGGCGCGGGTGTCGCCCTGCCGGGGGTTGCGGTGGTAGGCGCGGAGTTCAGCGACGGGGGCGGTGTCGGTCGTGAGGTCGTGGGTCATCCCTTGCTCCATATTGTCAATCGTTGGTTGACACTGCGTATGACACGGATTTACGGTTGTCATGTATCGATAGACACCCGGGAAGGAGTACCCCCATGAGCAGCATCTTCGCCGAGCCGTACCGAGCTGACACCCCGTACCAGCGGGGCCGTATGCGCGGCCTCCAGGACGGCTGGGACGCGGCCAACGTCTGCGACGCGGTGCACGGGCACCGGTTCCCCAAGGAACCCCCCAGGCGCGGCGTGGTCGGTGACGTGCAGCAGGACGAGTACGAGGGCTACCGGCTCGGGTTCGTGTGGGGGGCCGCGCGGTTCCGGCAGGGGCAGTTCCCCGACGGCGAACCCATCAGCTGACACCCGGGAAGGAGCGCACCATGCACAAGCACGACCCGGCCTGCGGGCCGCTGCACGAGGAGGTGCAGTCGTGACCGAAGCGGTGGAGCAGCAGCAGCGGATGTACTGGCAGGCGCGTTGGTGCCAGCAGCGTGAGCGCACCCGTTCGCGCTGGGAACTGTGCAAGCTAGCTGTTCGCCTGATGCGCGGGTGGCGTTCGCTGGCCCGCGAGCGGGGCGTGAGCATCGAGTACCAGCGCACGCGGATCCAGTACCTCGACGACGAGCGCGCCCGACTCAACGATCAGCTCGGGCAGGCGCGGGCGTACCTCGACGAGGTGGTGCGCGAACGGGCGGCGGTGCGGCTGCAGCTCGACCGGGCGGAGCAGCGAGCCCAGGAGGCTGAGGCGGAGCTGCGGGGCGGATGGTGAGGGCCGCGCCGTAGGGCGGCCCCTCGTTTCCAACTAGGTGTCAATTGACAGTTGACACTGGCCGAGTTGTCAATGTAGAATTGACATTAGTTGGTTGGTACACGACAAGGAGGGCACAATGCCGTTCACCACAAACATCCACATCCACGAGATCACCCGAGGCACCCGCCTCGCGATCACCCTCAAGAACGGCAGCCGCATCGCCGGGAAGGCCACCGGCCGCCCCAAGACCACCCGGCACATGAGCAACGAGATCGGCATCCGCCCCCTGACCGGTAAGGGCATTCGCCACTACGACACCAACGACATCGCCAGCATCATCGCCCTCTGATCAACTCCACTACCAGGAAGGAGCATCCCAATGGCCGCCCAGAACTTCCTCGGACAGACCGTCGAGATCGACACGGAGAACCAAGCACACCTCGCGTTCGCTCACGCCGCCCACCAGACCGAGTTGGCGGAGAAGCGACTCCGGCGCGCACTCGAGGACGTCCACAAAGAAGCGGAGCGAGCGCTGGACTGCCTCGACAACGGGCACCGCGTCAATGAGTTCGGCCCGGTGCAGTCGGAGAGCCGGGTGACCGTAGCGGCGATGGAATACCACACCCACGCCGCCTACGCCCGACAGTTGGCCGTCGTGGCTGGGATCGATCTGAAGGACTGACTGCTTGTCTGCCGCCCGGGCTCCGGTCCGGGCGGTGGGCTGGCCGTCAGGCCACGCCGTGCCCTACCCGCGCGGCGCCCAAACAGGAAGGAGCATCATGGCTCACGAGATCGAAACCTTCGCCGACGGCAGTCACGGGTTCGTATCCGCTCGACAGCCTGCCTGGCACCGGCTCGGCACCGTCTTCGAGGGCACCTTTACCGCCGAGCAGGCGATGAAGCACGCCCGGTTGGGTGGCTGGAACGTGCGCAAGGCCCCCCTGGTCACGCACGAGATCACCGACAGCGGCGTGAGCGAGATCGAAGTGCCAAACCAGTACTCCACCCTGCGCACCAACCCAGTTACCGGGGCGTCTGAGCCGCTCGGTGTGGTGGGCTCGTCGTACGAGCCGGTGCAGAACGAGGAACACGCCGACTTCCTCGACGCGCTCACCGACTCCACCGGGGCGCACCTCGAGACAGCCGGCTCGCTACGCGGCGGGCGGCAGGTATTCGTGACCTGCAAGCTGCCGGAAGGGATGCTCGTCGGCGGCACCGACAAGATCGACCTCTACATCGCCGCGATGAACAGCCACGACGGTTCGACCGGGTTCAGGGCGATTGTGTCGCCCGTGCGGATCGTGTGCGCGAACACGCAGTTCGCGGCGCTTCGTAGTGCTCAACAGTCCTGGACCGTGCGGCACACCGCCGGAGCAAGATCCTCCATCGAGGAGGCTCGGAAGGCGCTCGAGCTGTCGTGGAGCTACGCCGAGGAGTTCGAGGCCGAGGCCGAGCGGATGGTCCAGGAGGAACTCAGCAACCGTGAATGGGAGCGCACTCTCGCACGGTTGTTCGGCGAGGTGGACGAGGACAAGCCCCAGGGGCGGCAGCGGCAGAAGATCGAGAAGCTCGACACGATACGGGGGCTGTACTCGACCGCAGACACCCAGGAGAACATTCGGGGTACCCGCTGGGCTGGTTATCAAGCCATCGTCGAGTACGTCGACCACTACGCTCCTACCCGCGATGACGATGATGAGCGTCGGGCACTGCGGGCTGTGTCTGGCCTGACGTCGCTGAAGTCCCGCGCGTTCCACGAGTTACGAGTTCCTGCGTAGCCCTGGATAGTGCGCGAGGCCCCCCGATGGAAGGAGAGTAATCGTCGGGGGGCCTCGTCATGGGTGGGCGCGCTCGCCACCCACCACAAGTGTCAAGCGCTGCACTACACCCATCAAACACCAATATACGTCTCAGCAGGTCAGCTCGCCAACCGGGCGGGCAACAGATCAGTAACGACCCACCCCGGCGAGTTCCATCCTCAGGTGCAGGGACCGACGGGCCTCCGCCAGCGAGTACAGACGACGACGCCCATGCCGATGCACCGTCCAGCCGTCCCGCTGTGCCCATGTGCGCACCGTCGAGACCGCTACGTCGAGATACCGGGCCACGCCGGGCGCGTCCGCCAGCGCCCCACCGAGCTGCGTGGCCAGTCGACGCATCTCCTGGCCGGGCGCCCACGTTGTGCCGCACCGGGTGCACCAGGCGGGATCGCCCCAGGCGCGACCGCGCACTACTCCGCCGCATGGCGACTCAGATTCCCCCTGTATCGGGCACTGTCCCAGCGGGGTAGTGGGGTCGTCGACTCCGCATGCGCGGCGCAGCGCCCGACGCAGCTCCGTCAATTCGTCGCTCATGGGGCGCGCCAGCTCAAGCTGGGCCAGGGCGGACAAGGTGTCGTCCGCGGCGAGCACCTGCACCGCTCGCGCGACCGAGGCGCCATCCGGGGGAGGCGCGGCCCCGGCGTCGCGGAGCGCGTCCCACCACCCGTACAGCACGTTCAGCACGGCGGGCGGCCCCTCGTTTCCCGCTTTGCTGGCGGGGTCGGTCAGTACGATCACCTCGTCGCGGGCGGGGGAGGAGGAGCGGAATCCGGGGGCGCCCCGGGCGGAGCTGCTGGCGCGGCCCGGGGCGGGATCCAGTCGTTGGTAGAGGGTGCCGATTTCGGCGAGGGTGCGGCCAATGCCCTCGAGACAGCCCGGGCAGGCTACGCCGGTGGCCTCGAGGGTGCGCGAGCACAAGTCGCAGCGGTCAATCATCGGCCTCACCCTCCAACGCCTCGAACACGTCAGTCGGTTCCTGCTCCACCACGGGCATGCCGTCCGGCCAGCGCTCGGGCTCGGCGTACTCGTCGGGATGCATGACCCGCAGGTGGTCAAGCAGGTCGGGGTCGGGGATGTGGTCGTTGCACGTGACGCAGTCACCCATCAGTCCCACGTCCCTTCGTAGGTCTCCTCGTAGCCGCGCTCGCAGTACGGCGGCACGATGTCGCTGCTGTAGCAGCGCCCACCCCAAGCGCACCCGTGTGCGCAGTCCTGCGACACGCGGCCGTGCAGCTCGACCGGGTGCGGCGGCTCCCCTTCCAGTGCCTCAGTGATCGCCCGAACAGTCGGACACGGCCACGGGTATCCCTCCGGACATGCAGAACAGTGCGGGTCCGGGTCGTGGTGCTCATGCATCAGATACCTGCGGCTACCGTCGTTGAGATATCCGCTGCCCTCCCAGATCAGCTCGCTGCGGGCACAACATGCACAGCGGCCTTCGCCGAACCGTTCCGGCATGACAGCGGCACGCAACGTCGAGCGTGGATGGAGGTCCAGCACTCGTTCTAGCGCGGTGAAGGCTAGTGCGGCCCCGTGCCCAATCGAGTCGTACGACAAGGCTTGGCGGTAGTGCGCGACTAGCTTTTTCGGGTCATTCGCCATCGGTGTCTCCTCGCATGGCCCGGGGAAGGTCGCGTGCGGCGCCGTTGAATTCGCTCCATGTGGCTTCGCACTCGTAGTTCCTGCATTCGATGCCCTCCACGTCGTCGCCACCGTCCCAGCCTGGTGTGCGGCTTGTTTCGACGGTGATTTCGCCGGAGCAGTAGGGGCACCGCAAGTCCCGTGCGACGGTCTCGGCGTCGGCCTCCGGCGGGCGCCAGCCCGCATCGACGAACGCGGCGGCGGGCGCGTACATGGGTGGCTGCAGCCCTTGGTTCGCCGCTTCGTGCCGGTCGTAGGTGGTTTCGAACGGTGCGAGGATGCTGTGTGCCCGCAGGATCAGCTCGTTTCGGTCACTCATTGGTCACCCCCGCCCAGGTCGCCGCAGCCGCACGAACACGTCCTGGCCTCCGGTGGGGTGGCGAACAGGCCGCGTGCGCGCATGATCTGTGCTGACAGCGCTGCGTCGGGCGCGCTTAACCCTTGCTCCATGAGCACTTGTTTCGCATCCAACTCGGCTCGGTCACCCATCGGGCGCCTCCTCGTCCGGGACGAGCCCGGGGTCGGGGGACTCGTTACTCGGCTCCACCGTCGGCTCCTGCCCCACCACCGGGGCGTCATGCAGCCGGTCGACCGCGCTCGACCCGAGCGCCAACACCAACACGGCTGCGGCAGCGGTCACCGTCAGGACGAGGCACGCGCGCCACCCCCACCATGCGGGGCCGCAGTCGGCCAGTGGGCGCCGGTACCAGGCGACTACTCGGCGGGCCGGGCTCATCGCCGCCTCCTGTGCTGCGTCGCCTGTGGGCAGTCGGTGAAGTGGCTGGTGTACAGCTCGAGTCCGTATTCGCGAGCCCCGGCGGCCTGGTTGCGCCCCAGCACGGTCGCCCGCAAGGCCTTCCCGTCCCACGCGAGGGAGACGTTGCCGCGACGACTAGGCAGGACGTTGACGGGCATGGGCTTGTCGTTGTGGGTGATTGCCCACACGACCGAGGCTCCGCAGGTGGAACAGCTCTCGACCGCGCGGGCGATCGTCTCCCTCTGTGACGGTGTGGTCATCCCTCGCCCCCGTTCATGCTGTGCAGCGCGTCCACCGTGCGGTACATCTCAGGGAAGGCCAGTTCCAGCGGCTCGAGTTGTTCGGGGTCGGCGGCGATCATCGCGGCGAATATGAGCTGCCGGAACGGGTAGTTGTCGGCAACCTCGCACGCGGCCCGATAGTCTTCGGCCTCAGTGACGTCAACGATGCGCCGATCGTCGGTCGTGTCTTCGTTGATGCCGAGGTAGGCGGACAGGTCGACGCGGCGAACGAGCAGGCGACGGCCGAGCTTGTGGGCCGCGAAGGGGAGCTGCCCGCGCCGGTAGAGATTGTGCACGTGCTGGTCGGAGATGTTCAGCGCACGGGCGACGGTCGGTGCGTCGACCATCGCGGGCAGCTCGCGGATCGCCTGCGGGGTGAGGGCGCGGTGCCCGTTGGCGGTGGTGGTCATGCTGTGGTGGCCTTTCCGTACTGGTGGTCGTGTTGGCAGGAGGGGCAGCGGTCGGCGGTGTCGTCGCAGTGCCAGCCGTTATGCGCGGCGTTCATGCGGGCCGCCCAGCGCGCCTCGTTGGGGGCGGTGGTGGTGCCGCCGCAGTCGTCGCAGCGAATGAGGGTTTCGGCGCTCACAGGAACCACCCCCGCATTGCGGTTAGGCTGCGGCGGGTGGCGTCGAGGGCGCGGCCGAGCCAAGTGTGGTCGCCGTCGTCGATCACGCGGTGCCGCCCGGTGCCCGCCCGGCAGCAGCTTGAGTAGGGCCACCACTCGGGGCGGATCAGCACCGTGACCCCTGGGTTGGAGGTAGTGACCTGCATCAGCGTCCCCCTGGCTTGCGGGCGGCGCGGGCGATTTCGCCGAGCTGATTGTCGTTGCCGTCTTGCTCGTGCCCGACGAGCCCATACCGGAGGGCGGCGAGTTCGGCGCGGACGGCGAGCAGCGCGTGCACGGTTGCGTCTTGCGGTTGCTCGAACCGAGCGTTGGTGGCTTCGCGGGCGGCTTCTTCGGCCCAGTACTCCTGGGGGTGATGGTTGGGGTCCATGGGGTTGCTCCTTCCTGGGTGGTGTTATGCGCCGGTGGGGTAGGTGGCGCATAGGGTTGCGGGCCACCGCACGACCTGGAGGGGGTCGTGGTGGCGGGCGAGGGTGGGCACGTCCCACCCGAGGTGTTGGGCGCCCATTGTGGCGAGCGCGAGCGCGTCGGCCTCGTCGCTGGTGGTGATATCCACCCCGGGCCACAGGCGAGCGACACCCGCCGATACGGCTGCCTTGTCGGCCTTGCCGGTGCCACTGGCCCAGCGAGCCCGGGTGCGGGGGGCGACCTGCGCGACCGGTGTGTCTGCGGAGGTGAGGCAGCCGACGATGCGCCACCACAGGCCCGCCCGGTCCCACGACGAGCCGCCCGCCGAGCCGAACGAGGGTGCCTCGACAACGACCAGCGCGGCGTCGGCGGCGGTGCGCAGCACCTCGCTGGCGAGGTCGCCGATGCGGCGGGCGCGCAGCTCCAGCCCGTGGTCGCGGGAGCCGGAGCTACGCACCGTCGTGGTGCGCGGCTCCGGCCAGTCCTCCTCGAGCCACGCGAGCCCGGTGGAGGTCAGCGACGGGTCGATGCCGACGACGCGCATGCTTACCGGCCTTCCGTGTGCGCGCGGCGCAGCAGCGTCAACCGCTCCTCGGGTAGGTGCCGCACCTGCGGGGTGGAGCCGCTGGCGACGGTCTGCCGGCTCGGGTCGGCCGAGGCTGTGACGGTGCCGTCATCGTTGTGACGGATAACGTGCCACTGCTGGTGTCCCTTACCGAGTTGCACCACATCGCCGCGCTCGTACCGTTCGCCGCCTGCGCGGCGCAGGAGGGTGAGCTGCCCCGGGGCGACGACCCGGCTCACGACGGGCGAGTCGGCCGTGGGGTTGGGTACCGGGTGGAAGTAGATGACGACCCGGTTGTTGGCGTCGTGCCGGACGACGGTCCAGCGCCTGCCGTTGAACTGCACCACGTCACCCGGGTGGTACATGACGATGGCGCACACGCCGCACTCGCGCTCGCCCTGGCCAGCGGGCGTGCCGAACTCCTGACCGCATTCGCAGGTGATCCATACGAGTGCGCCGGGGTCGGCGGTGTCGGTGCTGGTCACGGTGTTCTCCTTCCTTCGACTGACCCCAATTGTGTATTGCGATTGGATGAATGTCAAGTAGCAATTGACAGAGCCTCGTGACGCGAACTGTGGAATGTGCGCAACGGATCTCGGCTGCCGTCTCGACGTACGCACTGTTGCCCCGGCTCCGCCCCGCAGGCCGGGCACGCCACCTGCACTGCATCCTGCTCGGCGCCGGTACCGAGCGCCTGCCTGATTTCGGCCATGGCCCGCTCCCGTGTGCCCGAAGAGGCCGGTTCGCTCGCCGGTAGCTGCCGCCGCATCGCCGCATCTCGACGGCGATCACGGATGATCCCGGTAATGTGGCCCGGCTGGATGAAGTCCGTCCGCTCGGCGTAGTGCTGGTGAATCGCCGCGATGGCCTCGTCGTACGTCCAGCGGGCCAGCTCTGCCGCGCTCGACCACGCGAGCACGACCGCCTCGCCAGCGTTGCGGTTGTCGTAGGCCATCGCGACCGCAACTAGTCGCCGCACCTCGTCCTTGGTCAGGCTCATGATTCACCCCCAGGCAGCGCATAAAGCGGGGGAGGAGGGTCGTCGGTGCCGGTAGCCCCGAGGAAGTTGCGGATCTTCTCGTCCTGAGTGGGCTTGCCGGGCCGCGCGGCGGGACGCGACCGGCGATTCTCCACGTCCTGCTGCGCCTTGCGCATCCAGTTCCGCCACGTGCTCACCCAGTCCACCTTCGTTGCGTCTTTACCGGCCTTGGCCCGCCAGTAGTCGATGAACTTGTCGGTCTCGATACGGCCGACGTCCGGGGTGTTCGTCCGGGCCCAAGCGATCATGTCGTCGGTGACGGTGAAGTCGTCCGGTATGCGGGTCGCGCGGGGCCGCGCTGCGCGCGTGCCCCCCTCCGTACTCCCGCTAGGGAGTACGGGGTCGGGTCGGGCCGGGTCGGGGGGAGCGTTACGCACCTCGAGGGGTAACGCATTACTGTCCTTGGTGACCTGCGATTCTTCCGAATCTGGCGGGTTATTTTTCGGTTGTTGTTCGACCGGGGGAGAGTCCTCGTTTGATCCCGGACCGTTCGAGGGCTGATCTACGTTCGCGCTACGGCGGCTCTTCTCGCGGTGCTTCTGCTGCCGTGCGGCCCCGTTCGACCGACGTGCCAGCTCGCCTTCGCGCGTCGGTTGCCCGTTCTCGTGCCACTCGTGGAACCAGTAACCACCCTCGTCCTCGAGCCACAGTCCCGCGGCCACCAGCCTTCTGGCCTGCGCCCGGGTGCCGAGTGTGCGCACAATCTCGTCGGGCACCCAGCCGTCCGTGAGATGCTGACTGGCGTAGGACCCGGCGCGGACCCACAGGCCCATCGCGGCGTTACCCGCGCGCACCGTCTTGTGGTGCAGGGCGAGCCCGTCGTCCACCTTGAACCAGGTCATGCCGCTGCCTCCCGCTTGCCGTACGCGGTGGCGTCCTCGAACAGCACACCGCCCCACACTCCTGGGGCCTGCAGCTCGGCCCCGACCTGGTAACAGCGCTGTTGCACCGGGCACTGCGCGCAGATGCGCTGCGCAGCGTGGTGCCGGGCGCGTTGCCGCTCCGCGCTCTCGCCGTGCACAGTGTCGTCCCACAGCGGCTCCGTGGCCTCCGCACAGCGAGCCTCGGGGAGTTCGGGCACGAGCCCTTCCAAGAACCAGCTCGGTCGCCTCTCCATCGCGTGTTGCTCCTTCCTGAACGAAGCGGGCTGGGGGCGCGCCCCCGCTCACGCCCCCAGCCCGTGGAACTAGCTAGAACGGCGGTTCGTCGGGACCCGGAGTCCACGCCGTGCCCTGGCTATTCGACGCGGGGGGCGCGGCCCACGGGTCCTCGGCCGGGGCCGGGGCGAACCCGCCACCACCGCCGTTGCGGGAGACCTTGTTGACCGTGGCGGTGGCCCACTTCAACGACGGGCCGACCTCGGTGGCTTCGACCTCGAATGTGGTGCGCTTCTCGCCATCCTTGGTCTCGAACGAGCGCTGCTTCAGCTCGCCCATGACCATCACCCGCTGCCCTTTGGACAGAGACTCGGCCACGTTCTCGGCGGCCTGGTTCCACAGGTTGCAGCGCAGAAACGTCGCGTCGCGGTCTTCCCACTGGCCCGTCTCCTTGTTGTAGAACCGCTTGTTGCAGGCCACCGTGAAGTTCACGACCGCGCTCCCCCGTGGGGTGAACCGCAGCTCGGGGTCGGCGGTGAGAGTGCCGACGATGTTGGTGTCAGGGAGCCCAGACACTTGTCCTCCTGTCGTAGGTAGTGGTTTTGCCGTCCCAATGGAGGTAGACCCACCCGCCGTGCAGGCGGAGCAGGGCCGGGACGGCGTAGAAGTCGTCCCACGAGTGCACGAGCCACCCGCGTTCGTAGGCCCGGGCGCGGTGATGCTCGATCCAGCCGTGGCAGCCGACAGTGCCGTCACCGCAGACGTGGAGTCCGTTGGCGCTGCGCCACGGCCCGCCCTGCCCCTCAGGGAGGCGATGATGGAACGTGGTGGCCCGCTGTACCGCGCACACCTCACACATGCCGCCCGATCGCCACTTCGTCAGTAGCCGCACTTTCTGCTCCTGGGCCGTCATGACTGCCCCACCCCCTGAGTGGTCCACTCAGTACGGACAGCCGCGTTCAACGACCGACCGACCTCGAGCTGGCGGGTGAGCTTGCGGAACTTTCGCTCGGCCGTGCGGAGCGCCTGCTCGGCGGCCTCCTTCGCGAACTTTTCGTTCTGGCAGGCGAGCACAGCCTGCTGCTTGCGCGAGTCGACGCTGCCTGCCGCCGTGAGGAACACCCGCGCGTAGGACACCTCGTACGTGTGGGCAGCCTCGGTCGCCTCCCGGTCGAGCCGGTCCAGATCCTCGTCGAGCCGGTCCAGCTCGTCCGACAACGCCACCAGCCGCGAGATCACGCTGTGCGTGGTGGGCGAGTTCACGCCGGGACCTCCTTCCTGCCGAGCACCTTGTCCGGGTCGGCCTCGAGGTCATTCATGAACGCGATGATGTTGTCTGCGTTGGTCTCCTCCCGCAGGGACGTGTTGTGGCGGGCGGCGTAGGCCTCGGCCACCTTGGGCGGTTCCAGGCCTTTCTCGGTGCAGTGCTCCAGCAGCGAGTCCCGCGCGGCATCGGCCTTCGTCCGCTCCTGACGGGGTTGCGAAGCCGGTTGGGCGGGCACGGACGGAGCGTGCTCGTATGTGTCCTCGTCGGGGTCCTTTTCCTGCGTCGGCAGGGCGAACGTCTGCAGGAGGGCAGTACGCATCGCCACAGACATGGCCTTCGGGGCGGCCTTGTCCCCCGAGTCCATCGCTTCGCCCACGCTCGAGGTGACCAGGCTGTCCCCGCCCGGCCCGACGAACGTGTAGCGGACCTGCACCGTCACCATCCGCATACGGCTGCGGTCCTTGCCGACTTCGACGAGTTCGCCGTGCTGGTCGAGAATCTCGGGCAGCACCACCACGCCGTGGTCCCGCAGCGCCGGGCCGATCGCGTTCAGGGTGGCGTCGATCCCACGGAAGTTGAACCCGGCGTAGTTGTTTCGGTCACCCTTCTCGAGGGCCCGCACGTCCCGCATCACGGCGACGAGAGCCTGCTGCACGGTGAGTGTGTCGGTCATGCCGCCTCACCCGCCTCGAGTTCGCGCACCTCGCCGGTGGCGAGGTCAACGAGCCCGGCCTGCACCAGCCGCTCGATCTCGGCGGTTGAATCTTCGGCGCGTCGGTACTGCAACGACGCGTCCGGGACGGTGACGTCAACGCCCGGCACGTCGACTTCGCCACCCGGGCCGCACGGCTGCCCGGCGGCCTGGGAGGACTTCACGACCTTGTCGCGCGCCCACTGCGGCACTTGCCGGTACGTCTCGACCAGGTGCGGGGCGTGTTCGGTGAGTACCTGCATGGCGTCACGCTCGGCGCCGGGCACGATGCGCTCACGTTGCTCTACGTACTCGGGGTAGTGCTCGAGGATCCACGCGTCGAGGTCTTCGCCCCGGCTGACCGCGGCCTTGGGCTTCGGGTCGGTGAGGGTGGCCTTGCCGAGCTTGGCGCCGGTGATGGGGGAGCGGGCGGTGATCCCGTCCCCCCGGTCCAACTGGGCGCGAAGCTGCGCGCGGTGCTCATCCCGCGCTTGATAGGCGCGGGCGGCGACCTCACTGAGGACCGCCTGCGCGAGGGCGTGCTGCTTCATACTCATCGGTTGTTGCTCCTTCCTGGGTAGGGAGACGGCACTGGGCAGATGCCGTGGCTGTGGTGCACGGTTCGGTCGGGCAGGGTCAGGTACAGCGCGGGCCGGTGGCAGACCGAACACACCGGCGCCGGTACCCGGACGCGTTGACCAACGGGGGCACTCATAAGGACCTCACAAGGGCGGATACGGCGAGCAGGGCTACGGCGAGCAGAAACCCCACTACTGCGCTGATCGCGGCGATACCGGCGACGTAGCGGCCCAGCGGCCCGAGTCGGCGACGGCTGTGCCGGGCGGTCATCGGGCACCGCCCTGGTTGCGCGCGTAGAGCGCGTCGAGGTAGCGGCGATGGGCGCGGCGCTGCTGCTCCCACCGGTCGGCCACAACGCGCAGAGCGTCCGGGTCGAGGGTTGTGCGCTCGTACGGGTCGGTATCCGAGGGGAACAGCCCAGGGGAGAGAGGTACCTCGCTGGTGATATCCACCGGAAGCAGCGCCGGAATGAGGTCGCCCCGGGCGGTGATGAAGGCCGTTCCGTCGCGGGTAGTGAACCCGTGCAGCGAGCGGTTGGCGAGGTTGTCGTACCAGTCCAGAATGGCCCGGTGGCCACCTGCGACAGGGCGGCAAAGCACGCGCCCGTGAGCATGGGCGCCGATCGAGCCGGCCATCGCCTCGAGCCCGCCTGCGTGCTCGATCTCATCGGCGGCCCGCCGCAGCAGGTCCGACACGGTGACGCATCGTCGGCTGGCCCCCTGGAACGCTGCTAGGTTACGATCGATGCTGTTCACCTTCCTGGGCATGAATAGCTCCTTCCTGGGTGGTGACTCGGGCCGGGCGTGGGTAGGCGCTCGGCCCTTTACTTGCGCCTGGTCACGACACGACTTGCAGCGGCAGGGGGCGCTCACCCCGTGCCCACGCGTCGAGGTCTTCGGTGGCGAATCGGTGCTTGCCGCCTCGGGTGCGCTGGTAGCTGAGCAGGTCTCCGCGGTGTACGGCGCGGTAGATGGTGCGCTTGGACGAGCGGGTATAGATTGCGGCTTCGTCGAGGCTGAGCCAGTGCAGGTCATCCATCGTTCGCCCCCTTGGCGGCGTAAGCTGCTGCGTTGCCGTCGGCGTTGAAGGTGAACAGGTCGCCTGGGCGGGCCCCGAGCGCGCTCTCGAGCCGCCCAGCGAGTTCGAGGGCGACGCGGCGCTTGGGTTGCTTGGCGAGATAGCCGATGGTGGCGTGGGAGCAGCCCACCTCCTCGGCGAGAGCGCGGTACGAATGCCGCGCGATGAGCGCCCGCAGCAGGGCGTGGTCTCGCGCGGTGACGGTCATTTGCGCCATGCCCCTCCTTTCGTCGTCTGCTGTTTGACGTATGTCGTATCGCAAACAACGGTAAGGCGGTAACCCTGCGTGTGTCAATTAGTAGTTGACATTAGTCCGTTTGTGCTGGACATAGCTTTACGTCTGTTGCTGTCAACCGGCAAGTGACATACTTTGGCGAGCGCCATGAACGCCAAGCGACCCCTGAACGGCCGCTTGACAACCGCAAGGGACACCATGCAGCTCGACGAGTTGATCAAGAAGAAGAAGGCAGAGTCAGGCCTGAGCTTCGCAGCGATGGCTGACCGTGCCCGACGATCCGGATACGACATCAACCGCGCGACCATTCACGCGCTCACCAAGAACCCGATGCACGAGTGGCCACGCGTCGACACCATCAACGGGCTCGCCGTAGCGCTCGACGTGTCACCCACGGACGTGCTCGACTCCGCAGCCGAATCTCTGGGGGTAAAGCTCGACCGCAGTCCGACGGATAGCTACCGCGTCCGTTCTTGGATGGCGCTCACTGGGGACCGCTCCGACGATGAGGTCGACAAGCTTCTGGAAGTTGCTCGTTCCGTCGCCGCCGCGCTCGACGCGCAGCGAGAAGATCACCCGGACGCACCAGGCAACTAGCGAGTAAGGCACCATCCCGTAACGATGGGGTGATCTTGGTGGCACGGATGAGCGGCTCTGCTAATAGCGTGTGCTGGTCGAACGTTGAGAAGGAGTCGCAAGTGCCTATCCGTGTCGCCGTTACCAACCTTCCTACCCCCGATGCGATCGTGATCCATCATCACGACCGCACCACGGTGGTCTTGGATCGTCGACTATCCACATCGACCATGCGTCGGGTCATGAATGCGGCGGAACTGGACTGGCAGGTTCGGGAAGGAGAGAACGAAGGGGAGCAGCATGAGTTGGGCCGAGCAGCGTCATAACGGGCGCTGGAAGGGCGTATACCGGGACGCCCAGGGGAGGAAACGCAGCGCAGGAACATTCCCCCACAAGCCCAAGGCCGAGCGTGCGGCAGCGAAGGCGGAGGACAAGGCTCGGCGCCGTATCATGGTCGACCCATCCGGACCGCGCATGTACTGGGCGGAGTGGGCCGACACATGGTGGCCCAGCCGCGCCACCCAGGACAGCACGCACCGTGCCGACACTTCCCGTTTCGAGACCCACGTCCGCCCGCGCTGGCGCAGCGTACGACTCGGCGAGATGCAGACCGTCGATATACAGGAGTGGGTCAACGAGCTCGGCCGCAGCCGCTCGGCCTCGACCGTGCGGCAATGCTTCTACCTGCTGGCGTCATCGCTCCGGTCGGCGCAGGTGCACGGACTCATCGACTTTGACCCATGCAAGGGAGTCACATTGCCCCCGCTGCCGGTGGGGAAGGAGCGGTACCTCTCACGGCAAGAGGTCGATCGGGTGCTGTTCCAGCTTCACGGTCCGCACCGTATGCTCGCCGAGCTACTGGTCGGTACCGGCATGCGGATCTCGGAGGCCTGCGCCCTTCACATTGACCGTGCCCAGATCGCCGAACGGCGCATCGACGTGGTGCACGTGTATGACCACCAGAACCACGTGATGCGCCCCTACCCGAAGGGCCGGAAGCGGCGGTCCGTGCCTATCAGCGACCATCTCGCTCAGCGGCTCGACGATTGGCTGTCTGCGCACCCGCCGAGCGCTGAGTGTGGCTACAAGCACGAGGGCGACCAGTGCCGTGGTGGGCTGGTACTCACGGGGCAGCGGGGGAGCGCCATCGACCCGCACAACTTCACGCAACGCACGTGGTCTCGCGCGGTGAAGGACGCGCAGATCGGGCACGCGCGGCCGCACGACCTACGCCATACCTATGCCTCGTGGCTTATCCAGGAAGGGGTCACGCTCGAGCGGATCAGTAAGTTGCTCGGGCACGCGTCGATCACCACGACCGAGCGGTACGCACACCTGATGGATGACGGGCACGAGGAAGTGCGCGGCGCCCTCCACGACGGGCGGTCTGCCGCGAACACTGCCCGCTCCGCCTCCGGCGGGCAGGGGGCAGATGTGGGGGCAGCGCGGCTGTCACTGGTGGTCAACAACGGCAGCAAACGAGAGGGCAATAATGCCCAATGA